TGACCATTGGAATTTACTTCCATCCACGTGATTTCTCCCACAGTGTAGCTGCCCCCAGGGAAAGGGAGTACCTCACCTTTCTGAGGTATATGGGGAAAAATCAACTCATCTAAATCGAAGGGCCTAACATTTCCGTAGGAACTGCCACTCCTACTTTCAGCTTCAAAAATACAGCGAATCTTCATCAAGTCCCCCTGTGGTTAAAAAGAAAAGGGACGCGGGTCTGCCGAACCGCGCCCCTTCCACACCTTGGCCTCAGTAGTTAACGCCGTGGCGCCCAGTGTTACAGCAGGCCTTCTTCCTTCGCGGCCTTGATCACAGCTTTACGTTGCTTCTGCAACGTCTTGAGTTTCTTGAAGTTGATGTCCCAGTCGTGAGTCGACGCCAGGTCTTCAAGCTCCGCCTGAGTCATCTCGTTGATCTCGTCTTCGTCGAGCTCTTCCTCGTCAGCGTCTTCCGCCTCGTCTTCGTCCTCGTCCTCGTCGGCGTCCTCGGCTTCGTCTTCATCCTCGTCTTCGTCGGCGGCGTCATCGCCGAAGCCGACCACGACTGACTGCTTCCGTCCTTCGTAGACTTCATGGTCGATCTGGATGGTCAGCTCTTCGTCGATGACCGCGTCCATATCCAGCTCGAATTCTCCCTTGGGAATTTTGTAGCCGATGGCGGCGAGCACGGACTTGATGTTGAACAGGGCTGCCGGCGCAAGCGAGGTGTAATATGGCTTGGGCTGTTGGCCCTTGGCTTTTCCCTTGGTGATCTCGAAGGTCCATTTGAAGTAGGGGTGCTCGTCACCCTCGCCTGGTTCAACGGCCTTGACCTTGGCAGTGTGAGCGCCGGCGGGAATGACCATCCGCGCCTGGACGTCCTTCAGCGAAGGAATAATGATCTTGTTGGACTTCTTAGATTTTTTGGCACGTGCCATGGTTACTTGCCCTTTGCAAGGTTGGAGATCAGTTCATAGGTGGGATTAGCCACAAAGTCCGGCATGACAATCGACTTGGGCTTCCGAGCCTTAGTGATGTACACCGGGTTAGGGCCTACGCGCATACAATATTCCGCAATTCGTTTCTTGCGCAACTTGTTTTTTACTATGCGCGTCCGAATGAAGGTATGGCCAATAAACGAGCTGGCGGAACAAACCAGAGTGGCCATACTCTTCATAACAGCGGGCCCCACCTCCGGCGTGATGATGTCCTCTACGCCATCATCATTGCCTTCATCGGGGTCCACTAGTTTCTCTTGCGCGATGAACACCGTTTGTGACGGCAATCCGCGGAAGTTCATTATCTGGGTCTTCATGATTTCGCCGACCGTTCCCCAGTCTCCCTTCGTCATGGTACCCCATGATCCGGGTGGTTTCTTGCCGGCGAATTTGGCTTTGGATTTCCTGCCACCCACATCAGCTACGACTAAACCCTGCAGCTGAGTGAGCGTATCGATGACCACAGTCTTGTAACGCTGGCCGCGTTTGTTGTGTAGCAGCCACCAGTAGATCGCCTCAAACTCTTCAAGTGTCTGTGGCTCCGCGATGTCCACACCATCCATATCCGAGACGCTCTCGTCGCCTTCGTCCTTGATATCGATGATCAGAACAGGCTTCGGAAAGCTAGCACTGACTGTGGTCTTGCCAGTGCCGCTTCTGCCATAGATCAGGTATGTCCGCTTACGGTTGTGCGGATCGGTGGCCTTGCGCACTGCGATCTCTCTGCCATCCTGTTGATGTCGAGCGCCGGATACGCGTTGGGCCTTCGTCGAACCGATACGCTCGCTCCGCCTGAGCTTCGTGGTACCGTTCGCGACGGACTTGTGCAGCTTTTTCTTCAATCGCCTGGCGGATACGCTCATGCTCGGCTCTCGCTTCCTGTGGGAATTTGTAGCACCATTTAATTAACTCTTCCACTGTGGGAAGTTCCTTGAAGAGGTTACGGTGCTCCGCCTCCTCAAGCCGTACGCCTCGGGCGAACTTATCAAGTTCCTTCCGCTCAAGCCTCATCCTCTTGTTCGTCCCCAACCGACTCGCCTGTCTCAGTGTCAACCGCATATTGAGTCCTCTTAACGAAGTCATAGTCCAACCCGAGTAGACGGGCTTGGCACAGGTTGTTAAACTGGCAGCTGTCACAATGCCAGTCCAGATTTCTCCCCTTACGCTTACCATGCCCGCGCTCGATCTCTCTGGCTGTAGTGATGAAATCCCTTAGGAGTATTCGCTCCACCTCAGGATTGCGAGGCATGAACACGCGATTATAGTAACGCGACTGGTTCTCCACAGCAACATCTAAGAGATGTCTCACTTGATCCTTGTCGAGATTTTTATGCTTCTTCAGGAACCGGCGTACAACCACAGGGAGAGTGACGATAGCGGCCTTACTTATCGATCCGTCCTTATTGATCTTAGGCTCCGACGGTCCCTTCGACCATATGAGGTCCCACATGGTGCCGTCCAACGGTTTCATACCAAGCTCTTCCCACATCCTGTGGTAAACCGTTGACTGGACGTTACGCCACATCTGAGAGTCGCTCAGTTGCTTCTTACCGGTCTTTCGATCCGATAGCCATGTCCGCTTGTTGCGTGTACGAACTACCCAGTCCGCCTTGCCGGTCAGCCGTATGGTTGGCGTAAGCGTTATCTCCATATCGTGCTCGGCTAGCCGGTCGCGAAACATCACTGGCTTAACTGGATTGCTGGCCCAGTACTCCTCGTAGCCAGTCATAATGTCGATGGAGTCTTGGATGATGTCCCCGTACTCTTCTCGCTCGGTTTCGAAGAGGTTCAGCTCCTCTATGCTGAGTTCGTCTACTGCGTTTTGTATCGGCTTGCCGCAGACTTGTAGCTCACCCATCCTGTGGATAAGCGTTCCCATCTTAAGCGGACGCGGACCTTTCTTCTTACGGAGGTTCTCTACGTAGGCGTAGTGGTATGACCGGCGACATTTACGCCAAGCCTTGATCTTCGATTGGCTAACTTTCAGCATCGCCGCCCTATCCCCTAAAGGTCGCTTCGTTGTATGGCTGTAGCTAAGTCTTGGATATCAATCCCTATATTGTACAGAGTATCTTTTAGATTTCCTGATCCTTCCTCGAGGGTATGAGTTAAGTGGGCTATCTCTTCACTGACCCCATCGTCATCATCTCTCGATAGAATACGGTGAACTAGATTAAGGTAGGCGACATTCCCAGCCTTATTGGGGTCTCCAGTGGATTTATGGACAATGTGGCTAAGCAGCTTTAATCGCTTTATAGCATCCCAAACCCAAGTATGATAGTCTATTTCAGAGATACCTAAGCTGTGCAGCCATACCGCATGAGCTTTCTCTTTAGCCTCTCTTATGGCGTTAGCAGCTGCTTTTTCAGGGTCATCGTACTTTCTACGAAACTCCCTTTGCTCCTCTCTTTGCGACTCAGTTAACTTTGCCATCCGCTGGCCTCCTATGGGATCATTAGTTTTAATGGCGGGAACTTCGAATGCATACGAGACTTACTCATCAGCATCATCGGAGGAACTTGTCCACCCATGATGCCTACCCACACCTTTTTGGTGTTTTGTATCTCCATGATCTCTACCCAGTCGAACTCCCAACATGAGACGATCAGGCTGCTATCTGGAGTCCGGAACGCTGGGAGCGGGAGGATGCCCGCTTCGCCGGTGAAGAGAACGTTACTACCTTGGAAGCTTGCTGGGATTGCCATCTCTCTAATGTCACTCCTTTGGACCATGGGCCAATCTTGGCCTCGCCTTCGATTGGAACTTTCATGTGGATGTTGAGCTCGTCCATCAGCTTTGGCCGACGCATGATTTGCAGCACGCGCTGATATACCTGTGGGACGTATTTCTTCTTTACCAGGAAAATGATGCTATCGTGAACTGTACCGCATAAACGAACTTTGTCAATGCCGTACTCCTCCGACATTTGTATGGCAACCATTAGGTTTAGTTCGTTGGCAAAACCTTGGACAGGACTGTTGATTGCCTGACGCTCTGCCTCACGACGTTGCGGCGTAT